AATAAAGGAACTTTATGTTATTGCAGAACCTACAAGAATTAAAGGTTATACCGATGAAGAAATGTTTGAAGCAAATGCCGCAAACGAATTTACAGTTAATATGGGTAGAGAAATCCAGTCTGAAATGATTGCCAATGGCAGACCCTCTGCGGCTAGAATTCGTAACGCCATGAGTAATCCTCACACTTGGAACGCATTAAAACAAGTAGGATTAATACCTAAACAAACAAAAATACTGGAAGGCAATGTCAATCCACAATTAAAAATAGAGCTTAAAGGAGTTGAAGATGAAACTGTATAAAATTGAAGCAAGTAACTGGGAAACCTTTTTTGGCACACCAGACGAACCCATTGAAAGAGACGTTAGAATAATAGCACAAACACCAAGTAATGATGCTTTTCTGTTATTGGCTAAAGACACCTTTGATGAACTGGAACTATTAGATTCCGTTCCAACGGGATTTGATTTTACCTATTGTCAAGAATGGGGTTTAACTATTGACGATGATGTAGTTGATAGAGTTATTATAGATTTAAGAAAAAAAGCCTATCCAACTTGGCAAGACCAATTAGATTATATTTATCATAATGGCGTTGAGGGTTGGAAAACTGATATAATTACTCCAATCAAAGAAAAATATCCAAAGAGATAATCAATAAAAACTCAACAAGGATCTAACTATGTTCTTGAAAAGAAGTCATGGAGGAGTTGATCTACACCAAAATCTAGTATAATTTGTCTTGAACGGATTTTCTATGTTACAAAAGATAGGTTTTCTACCAGGATTTAATAAACAAGTCACACCAACCACGGCCGAAGGTCAGTGGATTGCTGGTGACAATGTACGTTTTAGATATTCCACCCCTGAAAAAATAGGGGGCTGGGCTGAACTAGGAGAAAGCTATTTAACAGGACCCGCACGAGCCCTCCATCATTTTGTCGATAACACCGGCATTAAATACGCAGCCATTGGCACCAATCGAATTCTTTATGTTTATTCAGGAGGAATTTTTTATGACATTCATCCTATTAAAACAACAACCACTTTAACCAGCGCCTTTACCACAACCAACGCATCTACTTCCGTTACTATTACCTTTGCCTCGGCTCATGGCATGGGTGCCGGCGATATTGTTTATCTTGATAATTTTAGTACCATTACCAATTCAGATTATGTAGCCGCTGATTTTGATGACGTCAAATTTATGGTCACATCCATTCCTACTTCTACAACCATTACCATTACCATGTCTTCAGCAGAAGCAGGATCCGGAGCAACCACTTCAGGAGGCATTCGCGTTCAATATTATTATCCTGTAGGACCGGCTCAACAACTAGGAGCTTATGGTTGGGGAATTGGTCAGTGGAGTGGTACTGTTTCAGGAGAAGTCTCTACGACTTTGGATGGAGCCATTACCGATGCTGCGGCAACAAGCGGCATTACGTTAGCCGAGTCAACCGATTTTCCTGATTCAGGAACTTCTTATGTTCAAATTGATTCAGAAGAAATTTCTTATACTGGCATTAGTAGCGATGTATTAACCGGTGTTACCCGGGGAGTTCGAAATACTACAGCTGCTACACATTCCGATGGTGCCACGATTACCAATACCACCGACTATGTCGGCTGGGGCCAAGCTGCTTCAGGGGATAAGGTTTTTGATCCTGGCATGTGGAGTTTAGATAACTATGGAACTAAACTCGTTGCTTTAATTTTTAATGGACCTTGTTTTGAATGGGATTCAACAGCGACTTCAGCTACATCAACTAGAGCTACTGTTATTTCTAATGCGCCCACAGCATCAAGAGACATGCTAGTTTCTACACCTGATCGACACTTAGTGTTCTTCGGAACAGAAACCACGATTGGTGACACCACTACTCAAGATGATATGTTTATACGATTTTCTTCTCAGGAAGATATTACCGATTATACACCTACAGCAACCAACACCGCTGGCACCCAAAGATTCGCCGATGGTTCTAAGATCATGGGAAGTTTAAGAGGTCGTGATGCGATTTATATCTGGACCGACACCGCTATGTTTACCATGCGTTTTGTTGGGTCTCCCTTTACTTTCGCCTACGAGCAGGTCGGAACGAACTGCGGACTCATCGGCAAAAATGCCAGAGTTGAAGTGGATGGTGCAGGCTACTGGATGTCGGACAATGGTTTCTTTAGATACACCGGTCAACTTGAATCTATGGACTGTTTGGTGGAAGATTATGTTTATGATGATATCAATACGACTTCCAACCAACTTATTAATTGTGGCTTGAATAATCTTTTTGGAGAAGTGATATGGTTTTACTGTACCGAGAGCTCCAATGTCATTAATCGAATGGTGGCTTATAACTATATTGATTCTTCTGCTCAACGAGGAATATGGACGACAGGAAGTTTAAATAGAACTACCTGGGAAGATTCAGCCGTTTTTGGTAAGCCTCATGCAACGCATTATGATGCCGATACGGATAGTTCTTTCGATGTTATCGGTAACACCGATGGAATTACCACGTACTATGAACAAGAAAAAGGAAACAATCAGGTTAAACGGGGTGCGAGTACCGCCATCACAGCCAATATTGAATCTGGAGATTTTGATATTACCCAGGATAAACGACAAGGCATTACCTTTAGGGGCGATGGTGAATACTTCATGTCGATCAGGAGATTTATTCCTGACTTCTTGAGCCAGACTGGAACGACTCGTATAACATTATATCTAAGAGACTATCCTAATACTGCTCAAGCGAGTTCAACACTAGGACCTTTTGATATTACCTCGAGTACTACTAAACAAGATACACGGGCTAGAGCAAGATCGGTTGCATTGAAAGTTGAGAACACGGCCGTCGATCAAGACTGGAAATTAGGAACGTTTAGATTAGACGTTCAGGAAAGTGGAAGAAGATAATGACATTAATAACTAAAGGAATGGGTATCATCCTCAAGCATATTAAAAAATCTGGAAGAACTATAACTAAAGCTGGGGATAAATGGCATGCGAAAACTCAAAAGCTTCAACGTTCTAAAAAGAAGAGCGAGAAAATTAAAGGCGCTGCTCGAATTGGCGTTCCGATGACTGGCGCTGCTGTTGCTGGAGGCGCTCTAGGAGTGAAAGACGCTAGGGAAGAGATAAGAAAACGAGGAGTCTATGGAGTTGAAAGAAAAGATGTTGGGCCAAAAAGTATTTACAAGGATATAAAAAAAGTGATAAAAAAGATTAAGGAAAAATAATGCCATTTCAATCAGAAAAACAAAGACGATACTTATGGGCCAATGAGCCAGAGATTGCTCGTGACTGGACCGATACTTATGGCAGTGGAATTGCTAAAGCTTTGGGTGGAAGGATTCAATATCAAAGGGGAGGACCCGGACCAGGAGGCCAAGGTGCTAGAGGACAAGCGACTCAAAATCCTGGAAGAAGTGCACCGAGCGGAGGCGGCGGAGGCCGAGATGTCATGCCTGTTTATACACCACCATCTCCAGTAACTCGAGGAGAGCATCATCCATCTATTTCAACAGGTAGAGAAAGAGCCATTGCTGATATAACTTATGACAGACCTGAACAACTTACGGTTACAAGACCAAGTCAGCACATAGGAACAGGACTTATAGATCAATTATATAATGTCAATAAAAGAACTATAGATAGACAACAACAATATCAACAAGGGGCTTATCAAAGAGCTCATCCTTTCTTATCTAAAGTAAGAAGTGGATTAGGAAGTTTGGGAAGAGGATTAGGAAATATAGGAAACATGGCTATGATGTTTAATCCTTATACTGCAGCTTTAGGCTTGGCGGGAAAAGCTCGGCTAGGCACTATGTTTAATATGGGAAGTCGTTATGCAAATCAAGGAGGTAATTGGTTAAATGAATTTAGACAATATGATACCTTAATGGATTATCTTAATAGAAATAAAAATCAAACTACTGAACAAATGGACCCTGAATTAGCGAAATATTTTAGTGGTACTGAAGGAATAATGGATCCTAATATTCTTCCAGAAGAGAGACCTGTTACAGATGAAATATTTACAGATGAAAATTTAATGGCGGAGGGACCTAAACCTTTAGATCCTTTTCAACAATTAACTAATATGGGTTACGGAGATATGATTGAAAACATGTCTGATCAAGAGGTTAATCAACTTTATGATAGTGTGATAGGGACATGGAGTACAGTGTAATATGGCCAAAATAGTACAAGTCTTAACTAGAGCCGGAGCAGAATATGATCCTACCGTCGCTAACTCACTCGTTAGAAATCTGGACGGTGTCATCCAAAAACTGAACACCACGTTTCAGGAAGAACTCAAACAGGAGATTGAAGCGAGAAACTTCTTTCTAATGTAATGGCCACAGTCAATCAATATAAATTTTTAGGAACCACCATAGCTACCGCTGTTGAACAAACAATATTAACTCCGGCCGTTGCGAGCGCAGGCTCGGTGGAGACCGTAGTTATTAAATCGTTTAGAGTGACGAATACCACAAGCAATACTCCAACGATTACCATTACCAATGGAAGCACTAAAATTGTGGATACTCAAACATTATCAGCGAATACAAGCGTTGAAATTTTAACGCTGCCATTGATTGTAGAATCAGGGATAGCCCTTAAAGTAAAAATGAGTAGTTCGGACTCTACCGATATTGGACTCAGCTATTTAAACATCAGTCAGGAGGTTACAGTATAATGGAGACCATTAAACATAACGGAAAAGATATTCCGGTTCTTAATGCAAAGGTAACAACGACAATCAAACACAAGGAAACGGGCGTCATTTATAAGGACGATGAAGAGTGGAAGAGACTCGGAATCGATCCTTCTCTTATTAAAAGAGATGTGCTGGTAGAGATGCCAAGGCTTGATTTGTACGGGAAAACAAAGTAATACTAAAAGTTCAGGTTTAATTCCTGCCCTTTTACAACTACCACAGAGATCAATATGGCTTTATTAGACGAACAATTTACAGAAACATTACAAGCAGGAGCTCCCGACATTACCTACGAAGGTAACGAGGGCAAAGAACAACAAATCGCTCAAGCACTTTGGGACAAACTCCCGCCACAAGTGCGTAT